CCACCTTTATCTTGTAATATCTTACGAGCAGTTTTTTCATCATGTGCCGGTATCCCATAACGATACTCACACTTAACTGAGAAATAGTACATATCTTTCTCTTCACTCATCTTCACTCCTTAACTCTCTTCTGGTTGATTAAAAACTTCTAAATGTAAGGAAAAACCACCATCTTGTCCTTTCCAGTTAAACTCCCAATCCTCTCCAAAATGTTTAGTCAGTAACGCACTAAACTCTTCATCAAATTTTTCATCCATTTGACTCTCCTTTTACCGGGTTTATTTAAGTTTTACTACCTTACCAAAAGACTCCATGGTGCGTTCTACTTCCCCACTTTTAGTGACGATAAAGATCGTGGGTATGCCACACCATTTGTCAATAGTTCCTACATAGCCATCAGTTAAAACAATCAAAACATCAGGGTCTAATTTATGCTTGTTCATGTACTCAGGTACAACGCTTATATCTGTACCGCCGCCGCCATCAGGTTTAGTAGACTTAATCATGTCACGAACATCTTCGCCTTCATACACCTCATGAGGGTGTCGCATAGCAGTATCCCAATACATAACATCTATTCTTTCAATTCCCAGCCCTTGACAGATATTATCTGTCTCAGTAAGACACTCAGTAATTTCATCTTGACCCATTGAACCTGAGAGATCAGTGGCAAAAGCAATATACGGCACAGTCTCGCAAGTATAACTAGGCATATAGATATCTTGTGATAAGAACCTTTTGTTAGGCTTTGACCATGTAGAGTCATCCCGCTGTGGCATCATAGCTGTCATGTAATCTCTCAACAAATCATACGGATTTATTTGAGGTATAAATAATTCAGCAAATTCTCGATCCCCGCCCGAACCCGAATCTCCAATGGATTGTATTAATTTCTCACCATGTCTATTACGTTCATCAACTTTCCGCTGAGTATCAAGTTCCTCGGTAGGATCAAGACCCTCTACAACACCCCACATATGTGAGTCGAAAGGTTTACCTGTATTCATACCTCCACCAACTTGACTTTGACCCTGACCCTGACCCTGACCTTGACCATCTTCGCCATCTTCGCAATCTTGTTTTTCTTTGTAGAGAATATCAAAAACTTGCTTGGTATCCATACCCTCAAATCTTCTATCAAAACAACCACCAATTTTAGGGAACGCACAAACTTCTTGATTAGGATCGTAATTAACTATTTGTAGGTTTATCACATAGTCCATAGCTTTATTAGTCAAATCTGGGTCTATATCATGCAGTTCTTTCCATATGAAGAAATGTTTAAACGCAATATGCCAACATTCATGTAGTAGAATGAACGCAAGTTCTTTATCATCAAGTAAATCTACAAACTTCTCATTGATGTAGATATGCAATCCATCAGTACAAGCCGTAAGAGCATTATCAGATTCTGTCATTTTCTTAATGGCATCTGCGATTGCAACATTTTTATGTGCTTCTGATAAAGCATTTTCCAAAGTTTTGTTTAGGTTTTCAATTAGCTTACCTATATCTTGAATCTCTCCCCCATCAAAGACCTCACTGTTGGTTAGAAATCCACCCATTCTCATAAACTTCTTATGAGTACATAATTGAACGCATACCCGCTCAACTCGCTGCTGTGCTGTAAGTTCCATACTTACTCCTTAAGATATTAATATTTGTAACACTGTTACTAAACTGCTTTTTTGAACAGATAGTTGTTTGTAGTCGCCCAATCTATAAACTCTTTACAAGCCATAGATTTGCTGTTGTCACTAGCCGACAAAGACTTAGCAAACAAACCTTGCTTTTCTTTTGATAACCTAGTTAAATACTTCAACCATTTAGGCATGGTCTGGGCAGTGACTTGATTGACCGCTTTGTATGTCGTAATAATCTCAGCCATAGGATCATCATGTAGTTCAATACCCGTGGGATCAGCAAGTATAGCTTCCCATGTTGGTAACTTATCATTTAATTGAATGAACGCATTTAGCTCCATGGCGGCAGTTTCGCCAATCGCACCAATCAAACTAGCTAGTGTTGCTCTAGCACCTACTTGCTCTCTACCATACAAGACATGAGATGCCATCATAGCAGATCGAGGAGACAAATAAGTATTGATGATTCCCTCAGGAGGATTGAATATTCGTGAGTTTTTAGACTGACCGGCATCTGTGTATTCTTTCATGACATCAGGTGTTTCATGAACATATGCAATCATCAATGGATGGGCATTATTTTTAGCGGCATAAGATATCCACTTTGTAGCGGTAGGACATCTAAACTTAATAGTGATTACTCTGTTACGAACATGAGATTTTAACTTATCACCTAGATTCAGTTCGATACTATTACCAGTAGCAAACAAAATAGAATCTTCCATCAAGTGTAGATCACCGATCCTATCTTCTAGTATCAAGGGCAGTAACATATTCTGAACAGACTGTTGTGCTTTTGTAAATTCATCCAAGCCAACAATGAGCGGTTTCTTCTTGTGAAACCCAAAGTGAACATTGGGGAGATACCGAGTAGCACCAATCTCTTTATCCATGTACGGCATCAACAAATCACCGAGATCGAGATTCGCACAATCTATCATAGCTTCTTCATGTGTGGGGTTCAATGTTTTCAAACCCTCCATAATTGAGGTTTTACCTACCCCAGGATTTCCCATCAGCAAATACGTCACACGCTTACCGCTTTTAGGTTTACGACCATTTACATTAATTGCGTTTACTGCGTCATCATAGTCCATCACATCCATTTTTGTTGTAGACATCTTACTCTCCTGTAAAGATAATAATATTTAAAATAAAATAAAAAAAATGTAACACTGTTACATAATGAAAAAACGAAAGAGAGGATCATACTATAGGGGAACAACCCTCTCTTTCTCATGGAAAAGCGTACCGTTTTTCTCTCCTTTCTCTGGGTACATATATTAGACGGGATTTTAACCTAAAAGTTCCCGAGACAAATTCCGTACCTCACCGTACCTTACCGTACTCCACCACACCTAACCCTGCCCTAGCCAACCAATCCGTACCGTGGCTCATTGAGTAATGTCTAGTTTGACAACATTGAATCTGCCAAACGTGGGTCTAAAGTCACCAATACCTACCAAGCGACCAGATGTATTTAAAACCTCTTGAAACAATACTGGGTCTATATACTCAGGTGTTAATACTTGCATATGAAACTCTGCCCTCCAACCTGTGCGAATAGCCGGTCTAGTTCTGTTGATGCTACTACGCATAATAGTTACACGTCTTTTATCCAAGTAATCCCAATCCTTAACACCTAGTGAAGCTAAATCAGTTAAAGACACAACTCCGGCTTTGAACAAATCCATTGCGGATTTTCTTGGGGATCGAGGGTCTTTCTTAAACTTAGAAGCATGGATAATAGACTGTCTAAGATACTCACTAGGAATACACAAATGACCCTTGTCATTTCTCCAGACATACGCCTCAATATTGTCAGTCTTTTTAGCCGCCGAACCCTTTGATGCTTTTTCTTTTGCTTCCACATCTTCACAAGACCATCTGTGAAACAACAAATCACAAGCACCTTCAAGTGTGATGTGAACCGCATACGGAATATCTGCATCAACTGTAAACTTCCCATCATTTGATGGGTTAGAGATAACTGCAAGTTTAGCTTTCTTCATTTCTTCACCGCCTTTTCTTTTTGATTAAATCCTATTATTTTTTGCAATATAAACTCCTGATCCATACCAAGACCTTTGTAACCAAGTTGATGAGACTTGATAGCAGTCACCAGTTCTTGCTCATTGGTGTAAAAAACAATCTTGTCATCAGGCACTCCAAAAGTATCTTCAACTGTATTGACTGTAGATACCTTATCCTTCGCTAACTCCTCAATATAAGTTGGCTCTCCAAAAGATACATAGCCAACTCTGGACTCCCACTTCTTATCAGAAGCGTAACGATACTTAACTAATGCACCTATTGTTTCTACTTGTGGGAATCCATTTATCTTATGGACAGTTGAAACAGTCATTGGTTCCGCATTAATATCAACTTTTGTAACAGTGTTACATTTTGAATCTCGCATAAAATTAATCACTTTTGCTCTCCCTTATTTTTTCTTTTGGTTTGCCCGAAAATACTCTCATATCTGTCCTTGTATTCTACGAACTCCGATTCAAGTTTCTTATGCTCTACTGCCAGTGCAACTAACTTATTTTCAAGTCTCTCTATGTGTGCGTACTTAGACTGTATAAGACCCCCATGCTCTTTTTGTATATCTCTTTTATACGCATCATTCAAACCACGTAGCCGATCTACTTCCACTTCAAGTTTCTCTATGTCTTTTTTATACTCAGCACTTAAACTACGCAACACGCCATTCTCCTGATCTATCATTAAATACTCTTTCAGAAGAGTGATCGGAGACATTTCACTAACTCTCTTTAGCTTGTCTCTTTTTTCTAGCTTGTCAACTGCATCTTTCATGATAGTGTCTACCATGTTCATTGGTTTATCATTCATTGGTTTATCATTCATTTGACTAGACCTCCCTTGTTATTGATACCACTTAATAAATTGCGATCTGTGACCACAACATAGTTACTCTTGTGTAAAGGTACTAATGTGTGTTTTACTTTTTCACTAGCCGCCTGACCGCAAACCTTACAAACCGAATACCCAAGGGAAATTCTTCCCTCAGGTACAAAGTTGCTACAATCGCTTGTAGTACATTTAGACATTTGACATTCTCCTTCGGATAGACTTATTCAAGTTGTTACTAAAAGTACCTTGGACAAAAAACTTGAACAGACAATAAAGAGAACCGATAGTAATTGCACCCAAACTCATAAGCCAAAGATATTCCCTGTATGGGAATGGTTGATGCTCCGGCATATAGTATTGGATATCGAATGACGCAAACTGCAACGTCAAGAGTATAGTGTTGATGTTAGTCAACATAATTAGAAACAACACAACTAACTTATTCATTAGGCTCATAATCTTTCCTTTGATTGAGGTAATACTGTTTTAAAATATGGTGCATGACGCTCCACCCATTAGCCTGTACCTGTTTGGCTAACTCCAATACTTCTTTGTCATCAGGTACAGACACAACTTTTTCTTCGCTCATCTTCACTCTCCCCTATGCTTCTGTTTGAAAAACAATTCGTCCGTCAGAATCAAAAACAGAATATTTGACAGTTGAATGAAAAGCATCAGAACAGACCTCGTCAACGGTACCATTGGAATATAAAGCTGATAAATCAGAAACTTTGTCAGCTTCTATGTTTGCGTGATCTGTAGTTGTTCTAACTACCCTATATTTTTCACTCATCTTCACTCTCCTTTCGTGTAACAGTCCGTTCTACAAGCTACGTTATGTAACGTAGAATTAAGTATATCATACATAAACACTACAGTAACTGATAAAGCTAATAGTAATAGTATGATGGGTAATGCACGTTCAAGGTGTTTCATTGTTGTCCTCCTTTTTTCTGCGAACCTCTACAAGTTCTGCTCTTTTGTAATCATCTTCCGATAAAAGTAGTTCTCCACTTATTTCTAAACCACCTTTATCTTGTAATATCTTACGAGCAGTTTTTTCATCACGTGCTGATATCCCATAACGATACTCACACTTAACTGAAAAAAGATAGTCTTTTTCTTCACTCATTTTCATTTGTTACCTCCAGTCGTTACTTACCAATGTTTTAGTTGGTAGCTTTGCTCGTTCAAGGTGTTTTCTACGAGCGGTTACTTCCCTGTCTATCCCACGCTTTGCTAGAAGATGTATCACAGCGTGAGCCATCACACACCAGTAGTCATCAAGTAAGTTATCGTCATCATCTATGTCCGTAACAGCAAAACCTTTTACAAAATCCTTGTTCACTCTCTCATCCATTCGGTTTGGGACGTAAAAATAACTTTGTCTCCTTTCTAACCAGCCCACGATGTAATGGCGTTTAAATCCATACGACTTGTTATAAAATAGCCCGTTGTAAATCTCTTTCTCTAACTCCTCTAAGTGTATTACAGGACACACCGCTAAGAAATATGCTTGAGCTTTATCAATATCATAAACTCTGTCATATTTTGGTTCTGCAACATTCAAGAATGTTAATGTATTCATGCTTTCTCCTTTTCACTTTTCTTTTCCCAATACCACCAATCTCTACTACAAGTAAAGTCCTCTTTAATCATCTGACAAAACGTAAGCATATGCCATACATAAATATCTATAGTCCTAGCATTTGTCTCACAATAATCAATAGTGCCTGAAGCACTATCTTCAGCCCTTTTACCTATATAGAATGATTCACAACCTGTTGCAGTAAACCTAATACTGGGACTTTGTTCTTTAGAAACAGTTACTTCATGTATATAATCTTCACCCATCTTACATACATATTTAAACTCTTTGAGTACAGCGTCCCATTCTTCATCTGTAAAATCAGTAGGTTGATTCCAATAGTTTGTATACTCCTTTTCTTCCATCATGCTTGTACTCCTCCATAGGTTTTGTTTAGGTTGGCAAGGAGATGACGCACTCGTAGTGTTTCATCTGCCGAGTGTAGTAGAGATGATATTTCTGCCGTCCTTTGTTCAGACATCTTTAGTTTAGCAAGTGCTTCCTCTTCAACTTTCTTAGCAAGTGCTTTCTTAACAAGTGCTTTCCTACGTTCTTTCTCTTCAGCACGTTGTTCTTTTTGGGATTTGGATTTGTTTCTCTCTATGTTAGCTTCCTTTGTTACACGGTTGCTACGATCTTTTGCTTTCTTCTGTTTCTTGTTAGTCATGCTTGTACTCCTCAGTAAAGTTGCGTTACAGGTAACGCAGGATTGTAGTGAAAGTGGGCAAGTGTCCACTTTTTTTCGGAAATGTCCACGGTTTAGACAACTTGTCAAATGAAGTGGGTAAGTTAAGATGTACTGCCAGTAAGGGCTAAGGGCAAAAGTGTCCACCAAAACATGGGAAAATAAAAAAGCAAAGGGGTCAGGGAAACTTCGGGTAAGTGGACAGAAAAAAAAGTGTCCACTTGTCTACCCCTCTATATATATATATTTAATTTTTATTTTATTATATTATAGTGGACATTTTCTGGACTAGACATTACGGGTGCTTGATCTTAGGTAGCCCACTTTGTTTGACAAGTTGTCTAAACGCAGGACAAAAGTACACTTTAGTGATACAGGACGTACCACAGCGTACGCTCAGGAACAGGATAGTTTTTCTTCCATCTTGTATTGCTTTTGTTTGAATAAGACTCGTGCTTTGTTCTGCTCAGGGGTGCGACGTTCCTTAGCTTTACGAGTCTTATCTTCTTTGTTACTGCGAGATTTCAATATACTTGCTTTCATTACTTACTCCTTTTGGTTAGTTCTGTACAACTGTTCATTACAGCTTCCCAACTCATACTCCGTGTTAGTAACACAGGTTCCATCTTGTACTGCTTGTTGTTGCTGTTGCTGTTGCTTTGTTCTTTTTGTTGCCGTAAGAGTACGGCTGTGTTAGATCGTTTGTTGTTTGAAGACATTATCTTCTCCTTAGGTTTTTGTAGAACTTGTAGTCACGTATCAGACTGCTAGTGTTTTGCCACATACTCTGAATAAAGAATGGAACTAATAGTGCAGGAAAATAAAACAGAATAATTACAAGGTAGTGCCACACTTCAAAGGGCGTGGGAAACAGATACCCTATGTATGCACACACAGGTGCTACAACAGATATCCAGAGAATACTAAAAACGATTTCAAATAGTTGCATTACTTTCTCCTTAAAAAAAGATTACAAAACATAAACAAAAAGCGAACGCTACATAAACAAACCCTCGATCAATGCGATCTATATCGTCCCACATGAACTGCTTTAGCTTACGAAACTTACTGACCCAGAATCGTAATGCAAGAACTAATTTGTATTCTCTAATTGCAGATTCAACATGGTCATAGTCCTTACGCTGTAGTACAGCATCATGGCGTTCGATCCTGTCTTCAAGAGATTGTTTCCGCTCAGCATATTCACTCTCAAACTCGTATGGCGAAGTGAAATACCACTCTTCTTCAAAGCGTTCAAACGCTGATATTTCATAGTCTAAATCTTCAAACGGTTTATTCGCATACACATTGGCAGTTGTTCCAGTCAACGTGCGTTTATTAAATGATTTCTCAAACATTACATACTCCTTATAAAAGATAAAAAAAAAAGCTACGTTATAGATAACGTAGCTTTAACAAAGTACAAAGATTAAGCATACTCCTTTTGGATTTTGCTCACGATCCTATTAGCACCTGTGATACCATTCTTTGCACACTCATTCATAAAACGCTCAAGGGCTTTATCAAACACCCATTCAGTCTTATTACCCTTGGTTGATTTACTACCACTGGCTTTACCGAATATACCGCCCTTTACTTTGTGAACCAGATTACGAAACATACTTTCAGCACCTGACGATTCCCACTTGTTGATTGGTAGTAACAAGCGACCGCCCTTATCTTTCTTGCCAGTATTCTCAGGCTTGGAGGAAAAAGCGTCGTCTTTGTCGTGGTACGCTTGTGAGATTGGTTTAGCTACGTTCTCAAGTACCCATTTGCATTTGGCGTCAGAGGTCTTCTTCTTAGCGACTTCCTTAGCAATTGTCAAAGCAAGTTCATCTTTTGTTTCTATAATGTCTTGCACGTCATTACAAAGGGCTGTTACTTGTTGTGATACGTTCATGGTTGTACTCCTTAAGTTAATAAATAAAAAGCTACGTTATCGATAACGTAGCTACGTTAGCGATCAGAAAATAGCCCCCTGACCACCCTTATAGTTTACCATAGGTGTGATTAGCGACCCCCTTTTGATTTCTGTTGACCCACCCCACCCCCACCACCCCTGTGTGTACACGACGTGCGTATATGTGTACAACAGTAATCCACACAAATTTCAGAAAAAATGTAAAGCCAAGTCAAACATTAGACAGCACCCGGCCAAAAAAAAAGCCTCGTTGACTAGACGAGGCTTAATGTACAACTATAAGAAAGGAGACTACGAGAATAAACATATAAAATTCTCAGTGCTTGCGTAGCACATAAAGATAGAATACACTTACATAAATCGTAATGCAAGAATTAATTTACGCACGAGGGGAACTCGCTTGTTTGAACATTTAATAGATGACACTACTGAACCTAAAGTTATTGATGATCCAAAGGGTAACTTTGTTACAGCACGTAAGGCTACTCCAGAACAAATAGTTGAAGGGCAAAGCAATACAGCCGAGTGGCTAGACTCTGTAGGTGCAGTAACTGATGTAGCTGTGACAGAACAGGCACAAGAAACTCAGGCACGAGAGGCATTCCATTCTCTTTCCACAAATGTAGAGACAGCAAAAGTTTCACTAACGAAACTCACGACACCTCCTGCCGTACAAAAATTAGTAGGCATGCTAACTGCATACGACTGGTCATTTGTTGAACAGGCAAAAGAACTAAGAGGAATGACAGTTGCAAAAATCCTTGAAGAGACAGACCACCCGGATGCTCGAATCCGGTTAAAGGCTTTAGAGTTACTAGGCCGTGTCACAGAGGTTGGACTATTTACAGACAGAGTAGAAATTAAAAAAGCTGAGATCAGCGATACAGAGTTAGACAAAAAGATAAAAGAAAAATTAAACACACTAGAAGCAGTGATGCCTAAACCTGTAGTTAAAGATGTGACCGACGCTAAACCAAATGCTAAGCCTAAGCGAAAACGACGTAAATAAATTATTAGCTACATTATCTTCTTCTCAAAAGCTAGAGTTTTTAGAAGAACTCGAAGAACAGGAGAGAAGGTATAAGCTACAAAAAGCAAAAAAATCTATGTTGAGTTTTGCTGACTACGTGTACCCCGGATTTAAAGAAGGGGGGCATCATAGAAAACTGGCAAAGATATTTAAAGATGTAGCAGACGGTAAAAAGAAAAGAGTCATTATTAATATTGCTCCACGTATGGGTAAGTCAGAGTTCTCTTCTTATTTGTTTCCCGCATGGTTTCTTGGAAAGTATCCTACTAAGAAAGTAATTATGGCGACCCACACTGCAGGACTATCAGAAGACTTTGGTAGACGGGTAAGAAACTTAATTGTGTCTGATGAATATAAACAAGTGTTCCCTGACACACAGGTAGCAGAAGATCAAAAAGCTGCAGGCAAATGGTCAACGTCTAGTGGAGGACAGTATTACGCAGTAGGTGTGGGCGGCGCGTTAGCTGGTCGTGGTGCGGATTTATTTGTTATTGATGATCCGCACTCAGAGCAAGACATACAAACAAACAGTCGATCTACATTTGAGAATGCGTGGGCATGGTTTCAAACAGGCCCACTACAACGATTGATGCCGGGTGGAGCCATTCTAGTTATTATGACTAGGTGGAGTCTAATAGATTTAACAGGTAAGCTAATGAACTTTCAACTTCGTAACCCGGAAGCTGATCCGTGGGAAGTGGTTGAGTTACCTGCGATACTACCATCAGGTAAAAGTCTATGGCCTGAACAATGGCCAGTGAACCAGCTAGAACAAAAGAAAGCTGCCATTGATCCAAGATTTTGGAATGCTCAATATATGCAGCAGCCAACAGCAGACTCTGCTGCGTTTATTAAAAGAACGAGTTGGCAGATTTGGGAAAAGGGAGATCCTCCACCGTGCGAGTTTGTAATTCAAAGTTGGGATACAGCACACGAAGCAAAAACAACAGCCGACTATTCTGCTTGTACTACATGGGGAGTTTGGTATGATGAGGAAGAACACAACCGTCCTAGTATTATATTACTAGACGCATTTAAAGATAGAATGGAGTTTCCTGAATTAAAAGAGATTGCATTAAAGCATTACAAAGATTGGCGACCGGATTCGTTTCTCGTAGAGAAAAAAGCAGCAGGCGCACCACTAGTACAAGAGTTTAGAAGAATGGGGATACCAGTAGATGAGTTTACTCCGAGTCGTGGTAACGACAAGATATCTAGGGTAAATGCAGTTTCTGATTTGTTTGCTTCTGGTATTGTATGGGCGCCGGATACTAGATGGGCAAGAGATGTAATTGAAGAGGTTGTTAGTTTTCCAGTTGGAGAACATGACGACTACGTAGATACAATGTCACAAGCGTTGCTTAGATTTAGAAACGGGGGGTTTATAACTTTACCTTCAGATGAGCCAGACTCTCCTCAGTTTTTTAAATCAAGTAGAAGAGCCGCATACTATTAAGGATATATTATGGCAGTGGAAAAATCTTTATATCAAGCTCCGGTTGGAGTAGAGGAAGAAATCAAAGATAAATTAGGGGAACCAGATTTAGAAATAGAGATTGAAGACCCAGAGAAAGTTACTGTACGTACAGGTGATATGGAGTTGGTTATTGATCCAGACGCTGAAGCAGAAGAAGACTTTTATAAAAATATTGCAGAAGATTTAACTGGAGATGAGTTAGAGTTTCTTGGCACTGATTTACTAGAAGGAATAAAAGGTGATCTAGGTTCAAGAAAAGATTGGGAACAAACTTATAAAGAAGGTATTACTTTATTAGGTTTAAAGTACGAAGAAAGAACAGAACCGTGGAGTGGGGCATCCGGCGTATTTCATCCAATGATTACAGAAGCGGTAGTACGTTTTCAAAGTGAAACTATTATGGAGACTTTCCCCGCACAAGGGCCAGTCAAAACAAAAATTATTGGTAAAGACTCTACAGAAAAAGATGCTGCGGCTAAACGAGTTAGAGAAGATTTAAACTATGAGTTAACAGAACGTATGCCTGAGTTTAGAACAGAGCATGAACGGATGCTTTGGAATCTGCCTGCTACAGGATCAGCTTTTAAAAAAGTTTACTTTGATCCTTCACTACAAAGACAGACATCTTTATTTATTCCTGCTGAAGATATTATTATTTCTTACGGAGCGTCAAGTATTGAAACAGCAGAACGTGTTACACACCGCATGTATAAAACCAGTAACGAGATTAGAAAGTTGCAGGTTGCAGGGTTTTATAGAGACGTAGAGTTAGGCGATCCTCCTAAAATAAAAGATGAACTACAAGAAAAGAAAGATCAGGAAACAGGATTTTCTGGAGTTAATGATGATAGGTATGTCTTATATGAGAGTCATGTTAATTTAGATATTGTTGGATTTGAAGATAAGGATGATGGCAAACCTACAGGTATAGCTATTCCATATGTAGTTACTTTAGTAGAAGGCACAGGAGAAGTATTGTCTATTCGTAGAAACTTTTATGAGGATGATGAAACAAAAGCAAAACGAAATCACTTTGTTCACTACATGTACATACCGGGATACGGAGTGTATGGCTTTGGGTTATTTCATTTAATCGGAGGCTTTGCTAAATCTGCTACTAGTATTATGCGTCAGCTTGTTGATGCGGGAACTTTAGCTAATCTTCCCGGCGGTTTAAAAGCTAGAGGGTTACGTATAAAAGGAGATGACACCCCGATTGCTCCGGGTGAGTTTCGTGATGTAGATGTAGGTTCCGGGGCTATTCGAGATAACATTCTTCCGCTTCCGTATAAAGAACCTAGTGGAGTGTTGTATCAGTTACTGGGAACTATTGTTGAAGAAGGTAGAAGATTTGCGTCTACAGCAGATATGAAAATATCGGACATGAGCGCACAAGCTCCTGTAGGAACAACCCTTGCTTTATTAGAAAGAATGTTAAAGGTAATGTCTGCAGTGCAAGCCCGTGTGCATTATTCTTTTAAACAAGAACTTCAACTATTAGCAAATATTATTAGGGACTATTCAGATGATGAATATGAGTACGATCCTAAAGGCGCACCTCGTCAAGCTAAAAGAGAAGACTATGATGAAGTAGAGATTATTCCTGTAAGTGATCCTAATGCTGCAACTATGTCACAGCGTGTTGTACAGTACCAAGCAGTTATACAACTAGCACAAGGCGCTCCACAGATTTATGATTTACCTGCATTACATAGACAAATGTTAGAAGTGCTAGGTATTAAAAATGCAGCTAAGTTAGTTCCTGTTGAAGATGATTATAAGCCTCGTGATCCTGTGTCTGAGAATATGGACATTATTAATGATAAACCTGTAAAAGCGTTTATATATCAAGACCATGAAGCACACTTAACTGTTCACATGACAGCTATGCAAGATCCAAAGATACGACAACTTATGGGGCAGAACCCTAAAGCAAATCAAATGATGTCAGCACTACAGGCACACATAGCAGAACACGTAGCGTTTGCATATAGAAATAAAATTGAAGAACAGTTGGGCGCTCCCCTTCCTAAGCCTGATGAGGATTTACCAGAAGAACTTGAGTTACAAGTTTCGCGTTTAGCAGCAGAAGCAGGTAAACGATTACTAACAGCTAATCAACAAGAAGCTGCACAACAACAGGCTAAACAGCAGGCTCAAGATCCTATTGTTCAAATGCAACAACAAGAGCTTGCTTTGAAAAAAGCAGAGTTTGAGTTAAAGAAACAAAAGATGATGACTGATGCAGCCACGACTGCAGAGCAATTAAAACTTAAAGAGAAAGAGTTTCTTGCTGACACTGCAGCTAAAGCAGATGAATTAAAGTTAAAAGAAAAAGAAATCTTAGCAGATGCTGCGGCTAAAGCAGATGAGCTTAAATTAAAAGGAGAAATTGAAGGAGTAAAAGTCGGAGTAGATATAGGTAAAGCAAAAGATAACTTACGTCAAAGGACTCCTAAATGATAGATGCTTTCACTAGAGTTATGAAAGAGAAAATCAGAGAAGATATAAATCACTATGCTGATGCAGTCACATCAGGTAGTTGCAAAAGTTTTGATGAATATCAAAAACTCTGTGGGCTGATTCAAGGCTTACGCACTGCAGAGGATCACTTACTTAGCCTTGCTAAACAAGTAGAGGAATCAGATGGCTGATAATGATGACACTCAAGCAACACAATTACCAAAACCACAAGGCTGGCGTATTCTTTGTGCTTTACCAGAAATAGAAGATACTTTTGGTGAATCCGGTATTTATAAACCAGATGCTGTAATGAAACAAGAAGAGTTTGGTACAACTGTTTTGTTTGTTGTAGAGGTTGGCGATTTAGCGTATAAGGATAAAGAAAAGTTTCCAAGTGGGCCGTGGTGTAAAAAAGGTGACTTCATCCTAGTTAGGTTGTACTCCGGTACAAAATTTAAAGTTCATGGTAATGAATTTAGAATACTTAACGACGATCAGGTTGAAGCGGTTGTAGAAGATCCACGGGGTTATTCTCGTGCTTAAAAGGAGTAGGACATGAATGAAGCTGTTAAAGATAATGAAGAAATAGAAAATGTAGAAAACGTAGAAGAAACAGAAGAAGTAGAGCTTGTTGAGGAAAGTGACATTGATTTAGAAGTTGTTGATGACGCCCCTGAAGAAGATCAAAACCGTAAACCTATTTCTGTAGAAGATCCATCAGATACTGAGATTGCCGAGTACAGCGATAAAGTTCAAAGACGGATGAAAGAACTAACACGAGCTAGGCATGATGAGCGTCGAGCTAAAGAAGCGGCTCAACGAGAAAAAGACGAAGCTGCAAAATTAACTGCACAATTATTTGAAGAGAATAAAAAACTTCGTAATCAATATAACTCTGGGGCTAAGCAATACGGCGAAGTATTAACGTCTAATGCAGGCATGGAGTTAGAGATGGCTAGACAAAAACTTCGTTCAGCACAAGAAAATTATGATACGGACGAGATTATAAAAGCACAAGAAGCTCTGGCTGCTGCTAAGTTTAAAGAAGAACAAGCAAAATATTTTAAGCCACAGGCTTTACAAGAACCTAGTAATGAGGTATATAATAAACAAACGCCTGAAAATGCGGTTAAGTTAAGCGATGATGATATTAGATGGCAAACCCGGAATCCGTGGTTTAACTCAAATCAACATATGACTGACTACGCAATGCAGGTGCATCATTCGTTAGTCAACGCAGGTGTTGCAGTTGGTACGAAGAATTACTACGAGAATGTTGATTCTCGCATGCGAAATGAATTTCCAGATTATTTTGGAGATGCACGGAAAGAACCGAAAGCAAAACCAGCTACTGTGGTAGCCGCACCCTCTCGTACAACGGGTAAAAAGAAAATTACTTTGACAAAATCTCAAGCACAACTAGCAAGACGATTGGGGTTATCAAACGAACAGTACGCTAAAGAAGTCCTTAAACTAAATTCGGAGTCTTAATATGTCATCAAGAAATAATCGTGAAGCAAGAAGTTCAAATACTCGTGAAACTAAAACTCGTGCTGTGTACACGCCTTCTAGTTCATTACCCGTACCTAACAAACGTCCCGGCATAAAGCATCGTTGGATTGCTACTCACGTGCTTGGCGAGTCTGTACAGAATAATGTATCTAAGAAAAATAGAGAAGGATGGGAACCTGTAAAAGCAGAGGACTATCCTGAATTAAGATTAACTGGTGATGTTAACGGTAATGTAGAACTTGGTGGTCTAATGCTTTGCAGCATGGACGAAGGAATGGTAGAAGCTAGAACAGAGTATTTTAAAGATAAAAACCAAGCTCAAATAGATTCTGTTGATAACAACTTTATGCGTAATAGTGATCCAAGAATGCCTTTGTTTAGTGATAAAAAATCATCTACTACAAAAGGGGTAGGATTTGGATCAGGAACTAAATAACTTTTAGGAGAAATTAAATGGCAGCTACTGCTTCCCCTTTCGGGTTAAAGTCTACCAATATGCTTGGTGGTACACCCAATCATGGTGGCGCCATCAGAGAATACCCAGTCAAAGCTAATAATACGGCTGGAATGTTTTTTGGTGATGTTATCGCTTTAACAACTGCTGGATTGCCTGTGGCTCGTACAGCTACACCTGTAGCGGTTGAATTTACAGGAACATCCACCAACGCTACTGCCGGTATTATGGGTGTATGTGTTGGTGTTAGATATGTTGATGCTAATGGCGTTCAACAATTTGCACAACACTTACCAGCCAATGCTACTACCGCTGGCTTTACAGACATATTTGTTAGAGTCAACGATGATCCAAGACAGCTATATCAGATTCAAGGTAGCGCTGCACTAGGAACATTTAATAGTGGCACAGACGGTTCAGGTTTTGCTGGCGCTGTTGGTAAAAACGCAGCATTAGGTAACTTTGAAGCTCAAAGCACTTCTACTGGTCTTTCAGCCGTAAACCTTGTAGTAGGTTCAAACGGTGGTTCAATCGCTGTAACAGAAACTTTAGCAATGAGAATTGTTGAGGTTGTTGCTGGTACAGAGAATGACAACTTCCCAGAGTTCATTGTTAAGTTTAACTTCAGTGTTCTTTCATCCGAGAACAATCTAGGCATCTAAGGAGATTTTTAAATGGCAATATCACGTTCGCAACTACTAAAGGAACTCCTTCCGGGCTTAAATGCTTTGTTTGGTCTTGAATATACCAAATACGGTGAAGAGCATAAGGAGATTTATGAAACCGAAACTTCTGAGCGTTCATTTGAAGAAGAGACAAAACTTTCTGGCTTTGGTCAAGCACCTGTAAAGTCTGAAGGCGCAGCTATTTCTTATGACAATGCACAAGAAGCGTTCACAGCTCGTTATACACACGAAACAATTGCTTTAGGGTTTTCAATAACCGAAGAAGCAGTTGAAGATAATTTGTACGATTCGCTTTCTGCGCGTTATACAAAAGCTCTTGCTCGTGGTATGGCGTATACCAAGCAAGTTAAAGCAGCATCCGTTCTTAATAATGGATTTGATTCTGCATTTACTGGTGGTGACGGAGTAGAATTATTCTCTACCGCGCATCCATTAGTAAGTGGGGGAACTAATTCTAATGAACCTGCAACTGCGGCTGACTTAAATGAAACTTCTCTCGAAGCTGCTGTTATTCAAATAGCTGCTTGGACAGATGAGCGTGGGTTATTAATTGCGGCTAAACCTCGCAAGCTAATTATTCCACCTAATTTAATGTTTGTTGCAACTCGTTTGTTAGATACTGACTTGCGTGTGGCTACTGCTGATAATGATATTAATGCGATTAAAACTAATGGAGCTATTCCAGAAGGATACGCTGTTAATCATTATTTAACAGATACCGATGCTTGGTTCTTAACAACTGACATACCGAATGGCTTGAAGCACTTTGTTCGTTCCCCAATGAATACATCTATGGATGGAGACTTTGATACAGGTAACGTTCGCTATAAAGCCCGTGAAAGATATTCTTTTGGATTTTCTGATCCATTAGGAATGTTTGGATCACCGGGAGCAGCATAATGATAGGGGGCATTAGCCCCCTGTTGTTTTCTAGGGTTAAAATTATATCAACTGACCTAGCAGACTTATTAGAGATGATATAATATATGTGCTAATACACAAGGAGAATTAAATGGGTATTACTACCTTTTCAGGCCCAATTAAAGCAGGGCCAACCAAAGACACCACAGGTACAACTGTAGGCACAGATGTGCAAAACACAGGGTTTGTACTAATGGCTCAATCAGCGAGAGTCGATGTTGTAGGAGCTACTGCAACAACAGCTGTTGCAACTTTACCTCCGGGAGCGCAAGTTACTAATGTATCTTTAAATGTTTTTGAAGCTGTTAGTGCTTGTGCGGCAGCTACTATGACTATTGGAACTGCTACAGGAGACGCTACCTTTTTAGCCAGTACTGATATTACTTCTATTACTAATGTCAGAAGCTCTGCAATGGGTACAGCATCTATTAATGTTGGAACAGGTGGCACTAGAGTGTTTGCTACATTCTTCCCTGCCTCTGCGGGGAATCTTGGGACTCTAGGTGACGCTATAGCAACTGTTGAGTACATGCAACCTGTATCGGCTGGTGGATTTTATACTATTTAACGAGGAGTAAGTTATGCAATCAGATGTATTTGCTATTACACCTTCCTCTGATAATAATTTTTATTTTGCATCAGCAACTGCTACGGGTACTATAAGTTTATTAAAAAGTATTCCTAGTAGGAATGGAGCTGGGTACAAAGTATCTGTCCAAAATAGTGCAGGTGATGATTCTAGCACTAACTATAATATTTCAGGATTTGTAGTTGGTGATTTAGGAGCATCTACAGTAACTGAAACCCTTGCAGGTGGAGAAAGTGCGGTTACTGTTTTTACTACTAATTATTTTGCAGAAGTAACTAATTTTGCTGTTGCTGCTGGAACATCTGTAGGAACTATTCAAGTTGGATACGGAGGTGACATTGCTTTACCACGGACTAGAATTAAGGCATTTAATTATGCTGCACCTACAGCCGCAGGTTCTATTACGGTTACAAGAGATGATAACAGTACATTACCAATCCTAGAGATAACTTCTCCTGTTGGTATTGTTGAATCTAGTCATTTAACTATTCCAGAAAACGGAATATTAACTACAGGAAGTAATAACAATAACTACGCTATAGTTTCATTAACTAACATAACGAGTTTGACGTTGTACTGTGGCTAAGTCTAAAGGAATGGGTATTAAAACCTCTGTGAAGTCTGGCAATTTTCGCAAGACTAAGCAGGGGGCTGGTATGACTAAAAAGGGAGTAGCTGCTTATCGTAGGGCTAATCCCGGTTCTAAGCTAAAGACTGCTGTAACAGAAGATAAACCTACAGGTAAAAGAGCTAAAAGAAGAAAATCATTTTGTGCGAGATCGGCAGGGCAAATGAAGAAGTTTCCAAAAGCAGCTAAAAATCCAAACAGTCGTTTGAGACAGGCTAGGAGAAGGTGGAAGTGTTAAAAAGTTCTAATCCTAGAATACTTAAAAAAAAAAAGGAATTAATAATGGCTAAGAAAAAAGATGATGAGGAATTAACACCTTCAGAAAAAAAACTTGCTAGAACAAAAGCAAAAACGGAAATAAAAGAAAAAAGAGGCGATAGTGCTTACACGCAACAATTTTATAAAAAACTTCAAAGATTAGAAACTGCTCCTGATGCTACCGCTGCTGGTTCTGCGATAAGGCAATTAGCCGCAGGTGCAGGCGCACTTCCTGTTTTAAGTCTGGATGTGCTTCTTGGTAAGGTAAGAAAAAAAATTCAAGGCAACCCAGACATATCAAAAGCTGAAGAAAAAAGACTTGTCAAAATGTATGAAGACAGAATGAGAACAGTGGGTGGAAAAAGTGGTAGACCCTCTCCTTTAACTAGAAAAGGCAGAGAGGAAGAAGCCGCTGTGCAAGAAGCAATACTTTCTGGACGAGGAGTTATGTCTGATACAGCAGGTGATCGGATTATGGATATGGATCCTGACGAGTATGATCGTAGAATATCTACTTATCAAATAGATAAAAGTTTAAAAGAAAGAGCTTATAAAAAAGGTGGCAAAGTAAAAACAAAACCAAAAGCTAAATTAAAAACAATTAAAAAATTTAGAGGTGATGGTATCGCAAGTAGAGGTAAAACAAGGGGTCGAATAGTATAACAAAGGGAGTGTAAGGTGGCGCACTTAATAAGTAATATACCGTATTTTAAATGTTGGGTTAGGAAAGAGTTTACAAATGGGCATCAAAATTACCACGGGGAGTTTGTTCACGGATTGGCAGTGGCTGTTACAACCATGCCAGATCGCTGCCTCAGTTTCCAAATCATCTTCACAGGATGTGAAGCAGACGACGGAAGCCAAGAGAATGTACACGGGGGAGCAATGTGGGCAAGGATGCCCATCACTGGGTTGGTTGGAGACATTGCTTTGGAAGAGTGGCCAGAAAGAATGGAAACGCACCTCGCCCAACCGTGGGATTGCCCATCACACAACCATTCAATCGTATCTCTCAACAGATGCAAACCAAGCCCGTGGCTATGTAAAATCGCAGGAGAGTTTCATCAATCGAGATATCTCTTCACTGTGGACTACACCGAAAGCGAAGTCGCAGATGACCCAGCCCAACACAAACAGAGTCATGTTATGGTGCTGACCGATGGACAATGGAAAGGCAATGTAGTAGCCTTACCTAACAATAGAGTTAGGGTAACAAGTCCTGCGTATTGGATTACAGGAGAAGGCGCACCAGATTTTAAACCAAGTCAATGGACACATTGTGCAGAACAAGATGATAGTTATACAGATCCAGAAGTAACTTTTAATAATTTATACAAGGAGTAATGTTATGAAAGGTATGGGAATGAAAAAGAAAATGGGAATGACAGGAGGCGGTATGATGAAAAAAGGATATAAAGCTGGCGGTATGCCTATGAATAAAGCTACTGGTAAACCTACTTTTGTTGGTGATGGTAAAGGCAAAATGATGGGCGGCGGTAAAGTTAAAGCTAAGATGGCTATAGGTGGTGGGGTTAATAAACCTAAAGCTAAAATGGCTATGGCTGGCGGTAAGAAAAAAACCACTAAGAAAAAGAGTATAGATGGTATAGCTAGACAAGGAAAAACTAAAGGGAAAAAGGTAGCATGATGCCAAGTCGTGGTATGGGTGCTGTTGAAGAATCTAAGTTAAAGAAACTTAAAAACGGCGGCTCTGTTAAAAAGAAAGCTAAATCAAAGGTCAATGAGGCGGGTAATTACACGAAGCCCACCCTTCGTAAACGCTTATTCAACCAGATAAAAGCTGGTGGAAAGGGAGGTCGCCCCGGTCAGTGGTCAGCCCGTAAAGCGCAGTTACTCGCCTCGTCCTACAAAAAATCTGGTGGAGGGTATAAAAGTTAATGAGTATTGAAGCAATTAATCAATTATATATTGACAACTATGGTAGACCTGCATCTCAAGGAGAATTAGATTATCACGCTAATAGATTTGGTGCAGAGTTAGACGCTCAAGAAGCTGCTGCGTTAACTAATGAAATGGTTTCTGTACCCGGATATACTGCTCCTGCAGCACCTGTTGCAGCACCTGTTACATACACTACAGAAGAAAAACCTTTAGGTATGGGGGCGACAGAAACTGTTTACCGTGATGCGGATACAGGAAACGTCATAACAGAAGAGCAAGCTATGTCTGGTACAAGAGTGTCAGATGGAAGTGTGCCTGATGCTTTTGATTTTGGCTCTAACTTAACAGAGATTTATCAAAGTGTATTAGGGCGTGACCCAACTGCTAATGATATTGCTTACTATAAAAAAGAGTTTGGAGATTCTATAGACGCAAACGAAAGACAAGATTTATTTACAAGAATGATGCAAGATCCTGATGCTGCAAAGTCAGGGGCATTTCAAGCGTATCAAGATGTTTTTGGTGCAGCGCCAACTGAGTATGGGGATTTTATGAAAGCCCGAAAAGCTGTTGGGGCAACTTTAGATGAAGGCGAAGCTCAAAAATATTTTGAATCAGTTATTCCAGAATTAGGAAGTGATAATACTATAAAACAATTTCAAAATGTATTAGGCCGAGATCCTAGTTTAGATGCGTATAAGTATTACAGAGATGTAGATCCTGATGCTATTCAAGATGCAGCTACGTTTAGACAAACAGCTATTACAGGTGGAGAGTTTGGAAACCGTGCTGCTGAAATGTTTGAGCAAGAGATGGGGTACGCTCCGTCTCAAGCAGAACTAAATAACATTTTAAATTCAAATATTAACTTGAATAGAGATTCGTTTACAACTGGATTAGCAGGTATCAACATAGCAAATCGTCCTGCTACTTCAGCTATTCAACCATTAAGTGGTTTTACACCACAACCTAGAATGCAACCCCCCGGAATGCCTTTAAGTAATCCGCAAGCAGCTACAATAAACCTAGCTAATCAGGGAGCGCGTGTTATTGCAGGACAACAGTTTTATCAAACTCCTACTAGTCTTGCCCCTGCTCCTATACAAACTACATCTCCTTCTGCTTCTGCTCCTTCTAGCGTTGCGGCAATGGCTTCTTCTTTTGTAAATGGAGGGTTGGCGAAACTAAGATATTAAATAGGACATTATATGGCTTTAGCTAAATCGCAAAAATCTTTAAAGAACTGGACAAAACAAAAATGGAGAACCAAAAGTGGGAAACCTAGCACACAAGGTAAAAAAGCTACAGGCGAAAGGTACTTACCAGCTAAAGCAATTGCCTCATTATCTGATGCAGAGTATAGAGCGACTAGCAGAGCTAAGCGAAAAGGTAAGAAGCAAGGTAAGCAGTATGTGGCTCAACCGAAAAAAATAGCAAAGAAAACAAAAGCATATAGGAAATCTTAATGACAACTTCAGGCACTTCTAGTTTTGATCTTAATTTAACAGAAATTGTTGAAGAGGCTTTTGAACGTGCAGGTTCTGAGCTACGTACCGGATACGATTTAAAAACTGCAAGACGTTCTTTAAATTTATTATTTGCAGATTGGGCTAATAGAGGAATTAATTTATGGACTGTTGAACAAGGATCTATATCTTTGACAGCGGGTACAGGACAATACAATCTGCCTGTAGATACTGTTGATTTACTAGAACATGTCATTAGAACAAATGATGGTAGTGTTTCTAATCAATCGGATTTAACAATTTCTAGGATAAGTGTTTCTACTTATGCAAGCATTCCTTCAAAATTAAATCAAGGCAGGCCAATTCAAGTTTATATTGACAGACAATCTGGTACTACTAGTCCTACAGGAACACAGTCTCCAAATATAAATGTATGGCCTGTACCAGATCAAAGTAATTACTATACTTTTGTATATTGGAGAATGAGAAGAATACAAGACGCATCTACTGGGGCTGTAAGTTTTGATGTACCTTTTAGATTTTTACCATGTTTAACAGCAGGACTTGCGTATTACTTAGCGTTGAAAGTTCCTAATGGAATGGAGCGTTTGTCGATGTTAAAGGCCATGTATGATGAAACATGGGATCTTGCTGCAGGAGAAGATCGTGAAAAAGCATCAGATAGACTTGTTCCACGACAAATGTTTATTACTTAACTATGAGTAACAGATTTAGCTCTGGCAAACATACTATTGCAGAATGCGATAGATGCGGGTTTAGATATAAGTTAAAAGAATTAAAACCTTTAACAATTAAAAACAATGTAGTAAATATTTTTGTCTGTCCTACGTGTTGGGAAAAAGATCAACCTCAGTTATCATTAGGGTTGTATCCAGTGGAAGATCCGCAAGCAGTTCGTAATCCGCGGCCTGATTTAACTAGATTTCCTTCATCAAAGTCTAGGAACTTTCAATATGGATTTAACCCAGTAGGGTTTGCTGATCCGTTGGAGTTAGGTTTAACTAATGATCTAGTTGCTAGTACAGGTGTAGGCAATGTAACAATAGAAATTTCTTAGGAGAAATATATGAAAAATGATACTAATACTTATAAACAACCAGAGCAAGTTCCTGTGCCTAAAGTTGACGGGTATCCTAATAATGTACCGAATACGCAAACAGTTGTAACGCGAGGGTCTGGTGCTGCTACAAAAGGTAATAAGTCTTCAACTAGGCTTGCATAATGAATTACGCTACTCTTTATGAAACTATAAAAGGGTATTGTGAAAACGATTTCCCTGACACTTCTTTTACAGATAGTGCTGGTAATTCTATTTCTTTGACTAGCACTGAACAAGTTAATACATTTATAGAACAAACTGAGCAACGTGTGTTTAACTCCGTTCAACTTTTAAATCTTAGAAAGAATGTATTAGGGTCTTTAACAGCTAGTAATCAATATTTAAAAACTCCTTCAGATTGGTTAGCTAATTTTTCTTTAGCTGTAATTGATCCTACTACAGGAGCTTATAGTTATCTTTTAAATAAAGATGTTAGTTTTATTCGAGAAGCATTTCCAACTCCAACAGATACAGCAACTCCCACACATTACGCTTTGTTTGATGATGATACATATATAGTAGGCCCAACACCAGATCAAAACTATTCAACTGAGTTGCATTACTTTTATTATCCAGAGTCTATTGTGACTGCAGGAACATCATGGCTTGGAGATAATTTTGATTCGTTGTTATTATACGGGTCTTTATTAGAAGCTGCTGCTTTTACAAAAGCAGAACCTGATGTTTTAACAAACTATACAGCACGTTATAATGAAAGTTTATCGTTACTTAAACAATTAAGTGAAGGTAAAAATCGTCAAGATATGTACAGAACAGAACAAGCGAGGTATGAAGTCAAATGATAGGGAATAGTACATCAGCATTATTAGGTGGAAATGTAAAAGTTTACACAACTTCTAATAGAGGCTTCACTCCGGAAGAAATATCTGAAAGGGCTGTAGATAAAATTATATCTGTTGGCAGTCAAACACATCCTGTTATTAGAGAACAAGCAGAAGCATTTAAAGAGAATATTAGAAAAGTTATAGTTCACTACATGAAGGAAGCTATAAGCAGTAATAACACGACATTGGCACATAAGTTTAGGCAAGCAGGACATCCTGAACTAATAAAAATTTTAGACGAATAGGGAGTTAGGTATGGCAATTACACAAGCAATGTGTACTTCATTTAAACAAGAAGTAATGTTAAGTATGCACAATTTTCATCCAACAGGTTCAAGTGCGGCTAGTACGTTTAAACTTGCTTTGTATTCATCTGGGGCAACATTAAATGCTTCTACAACTGGGTTTGTTACAGCGGGCGAATGTGTGGGAACTAATTATACTACCGCAGGTTCTGCGTTAACAGTGGTTGGAGTAACATCAGGCTCTACATCAGGTTTTGTAGATTTTTCTGATTTAACATTTTTAAATGTTACTTTAGCGGCAGATGGGGCGTTGATTTACAATAGCACTCCGTTTACATCTAATAATGCTGGAACTACTTTAACTAATGCAGCAGTAGCAGTGTTAGATTTTGGGGGATCAAAATCGGCAACATCGGGTGATTTTACAATAGTATTTCCTGCGGCAACTAGTGCGGCAGCGATTATTAGAATAGCGTAAAATGCCCACAAGTGCTATCTACGAAGGGTGGAGTACTGGGCCGTGGGCAAGAAATGGTTGGGGCGCACCTCAATTAGATATAGGCGTAGATGGTGTTGGAGCAACTGCGGGTCTTGGTTCTGTTTTAGTAGTAGTAGGTAAAGCTGTATCAGTTACTGGAGTAGGAGCAGTAGGGGGTATAGGAACTCCTACTTTTGCAACTACGGTTAATATAAATGTAACGGGGGTTAGCGGCGCAGCAAATTTAGGTAGTATAGAAATACCTTTACAAGTTTCAGGATTTTCTGCTACTGGGCAGATAGGAACAGTATTAGTGTGGGGGCAAATAGATACAGATCAAACCCCTAATTGGAATATAATAGAAGCAGCATAGGAGAACATTATGGCTTCGTCAGCGTCACCAGATTTAAAAATTCAACTCATGGCAACAGGGGAAAACTCTGGCGCATGGGGAACTATAACTAATAATAATCTTTCTGCTATTGAAGAGGCTATTGCAAGAACAACGGATGTGGCTTTTTCAGCGACAGCAACTGTAGCAATAACTCTTGCTGACAGTAATGCTTTACAACAAGGAAGAAATTATCGTTTAAATTTAACAGGAACAGGGACAGCAGGGCAAATTTTATTATTACCTACAGTCGAGAAAAGTTATCTTATAGATAATAATTTATCCGTTGATGTTTCAGTTAGAAATGGAACAGCAAATGGAACAAACACTTTTAATATAGCAACAGTTGGTGCAGGAAGATCAACTATAGTCTATACAGACGGATCAGCGGTTACTTCTGCGTTAGACAGTGCAAGCTCAATGGTTGTGTTAACTACATTAGACGTAGGAGGTGCAGCTTCTGTAGGTGGAACATTTACACTTGCCACTGCTAATAGCACGGGTAATTTAGGTGTTGTTGGAAATGCCTCAGTTGGTGGTACTTTTCATATAGAAGGTAATACTTCAGCAAAGGGAACATTAAATGTTAAAGGTGCTGTATCTGTATCTTCTACTCTTGCAGTTGAAGGAGAAATAAATAATGAAGTAGGAAATTTAGTAATTGATCCTACTACACAAATTGTAGAAATAAAAGGTGGTGGTTCTACAGATGGGACAGTGCAGCTTAACTGTAGAAGTAACTCACATGGTCAAAAAATAATGTCACAACCTCATAGTGAGGGGGTTACTAATGAAATGCTTTTACCAAAAGGGGCTAATTCTACCTTAGTATCTGAAGCTGGAACAGCAACTATAACTAATAAAACTTTAGATGTAATACCTTCAATAAGTGTTGCAGGAACTCTTAACATAGGTGGGGTTGTAACTAGTCTTTCTACCGTATTGGATGCTGATGGTAATTTAAGAGATATTCCTAGATCAAGAACATTTGCAGATACAACAGTTTCTGCTGCTCAAACTGATACAGGCAACTTTATATTTTTAACGTCTGCTGACCAGACAGTTGTAATTCCAACAGCCTCTGGAACATTTGATACTGGTGACATATTTAGTGTGGTGTGTGCAGGAGCATCAGCAACTATTTCTTCAAACATTACTTCTATGTTCAAAGTCGGAGAAGCATCAGCCACAGCGACAATAACTTTAGGTGCTAACAAAATAGCATCAGTTTTGTTTGTTTCGGCTCAACACGCATATGTGACAGGGACTTAAATTATGACAGGAATACATCAACTTTTAATGGCACAAGGAGCCGCAGCAGCAGCAGACAACTCAGGTCAATTATTTACTTTTACAAGTTCAAGTACTTTTACAGTTCCAGCGGGTGTTTCTTCAATTCGTTATCTAGTGGCAGCAGGAGGTGGAGGTGGCGGCTACTCAGGCGGTGGCGGTGGTGGCGGCGGTTTGTTAGTTGATTCAGATCATGGAACAGTTTCGGTAAATGCTGGTCAGACTTACACAATTACAGTAGGGGCTGGGGGCAATGGTAGTAGTGCAGCTAATAATCATGCAGGTGCAGGTGCTTCGAGTGAAATAGTTGGTGTAGTTGCTGCTGCTGGCGGCGGCGGCGGTGGCACACAAGGTGGTGTAAGTTACGGCAACGGCCAAAATGGTGGTTCTGGAGGAGGATCAGAAGGATATACCGATGGTTCACAAACTGCTGGAACAGGTAATACTCCTAGCAAATCTCCTGTGCAAGGTAATAATGGGGGTCTTGGTCGATCTGATAATACAGGTTGGACAGTTCAAGGAGGGGGAGGAGGATACTCACAAGCTGGTGGCGATGCAGATTACCCGGGTGGAGCTTTTGGTGGATATGGAGGAAAAGGATTTACCGCTGATGTTGTTTACTCTGTTGATGGTGCAACTGCAATCCAATGTTGTGGTGGGGGTGGCGGAGGCGGAAGTGACAACGGAACTCGCCCCGGAGGAGCCGCTGGAACTCAGGGTGGAAAAGGTTGGCAAGCTTCTTCTGGAAGTGGCGCTGGGGATAGTGCAACAGCTAATCGAGGTGGCGGTGGTGGCGGAGGAAGAAATGGAGCTACTTTAACTGCTGGCGGGAATGGTGCAAAAGGAATTGTAATAATTATAACGGGGTAAAAAATGGCTTATTTTGCAGAGTTAAATTCAAGCAATGTTGTTATAAGAGTAATAGCTGTTGGAAATGCAGATAATTTAAATTCAAGTGGTCAGGAAGATGAATCATTTGGTATTGCTTTTTGCAAAAAACTATACGGGTCAGATACTACTTGGAAACAAACAAGTTACAACACACGAGGAAATGTTCACAGTTTAGGTGGCACTCCACTTCGTAAAAATTATGCTGGAGCGGGTATGACTTATGACTCCGCAAGAGATGCGTTTATATCTCCAAGACCTTTCGCAAGTTGGACATTAAATGAAAACACTTGTTTGTGGGAGTGTCCTATAACATATCCTAATGATGGCAAACTTTATACTTGGAACGAAACAGCATATCAAGCTGATAATTCTGTTGGGTGGGATGAGGCTACTTAATTGTGGATCCGCTTACTATATTAGCAGCAGCAAATACTGCTTTTACGGTAGTAAAGAAGGTTGCTAAAGCAGCAGATGAAGCTGATGCAGTATATCAATCTTTATCTAAGTGGGCAGGACACATTAGTGATTTGCAAGAATGGATGTCTCAGGAGGAAGCCAAACCTTCTATCTTTAAAAAAATTGTATATAGTAAGTCAGAGACAGCAGCAGCTTTTGACACCTTAGTAGCTAAAAGAAAAATAGAAGAGCAGGAACGTGAGATAAAAAGTATGTTTTATGTTGGAGCTTTAAATCATTTAGGAATTAACGGTTACAAAGAGTTTATTAGACAAAGAAGATTAATTAAAGAAAAACGTAAACGTGAGGTGTACGATCAATTACGCAGACGTAAAGCATTCTTTTATAATACAATGATGGGAGGAGCTATAACTATCGTAGTAACTTTATTAATAAGTATGATTTGGTTTTTAATTGACATGATTAAGGAAGCGAGTGGTTAATGTTAAATTTAATTGGAAGTTTACTACCTATAGGTGAAAAATTAGTTGATAAATTAATTCCTGATCCAGAAGCCAAGCAAAAAGCTCTCAAAGAATTAAAACAAATGGAGCAATCAGGTGAACTAGCAAGGCTTTCTGCCGACCATGCAAATACTGCAAGTGCGCGAGAGCGTGAAATGAAAATCGCTAATTCAGAATTTGCCCCAATGGTAAATAAAATCATCGTACCGTGCCTAGCCATTTTAATCGTTTTTCTAACATTTGGCATGATGTCAGCAATCTTGTTTATGGACATTGAGTCTGGTAAAAATTACGAAATATCCCTATATATTTTAGGGTTATTATCAGGAGCCTTAATGAGTTGCATAAACTACTACTTCGGCTCCAGTACTGGCTCCAAGGAGAAAAGTAAAGAACTTCAAGATATGTTTAGTAAGAAAGAACCAAAACTATGAGCGTAGATTGGGAAAACTCTAAATACTTTAAAGCTACTGAATTTACTTGTAGTCATACAGGTACAGAGAAAATGGATCAAAACTTTATAGACAAATTAAATAACTTGCGAGAGGCATATGGCAAGCCCATGACAATTAGTTCTGGATACAGAGACGCAACTCATCCAGTAGAAGCAGCTAAAAAAGATCCTACTGCTGGAGCGCACGTTTCAGGTAAAGCCTCAGATATATTAATTGACAGGACGGATGCGTTTAAACTTCTTTCATTAGCATTTGTTGTTGGATTTACAGGTATAGGAGTAAATCAGAAAGGCGGGGCGAGGTTTTTGCACCTAGACACTATTGAAAGTTCTCCTGCAAGACCTCGCCCAACCATCTGGTCTTATTAATATGGCACTACAAAAATTACAATTTAAACCCGGCATTAATCAAGATGTTACAAACTATTCTAATGAAGGCGGTTGGTATGAGTGCGATAAAGTTAGATTTTTAAAAGGATATCCAGAAAAAATAAAAGGTTGGCAAACTATCATATCTACGATAGATGGAACATGTAGAGCTTTGTTTGGATGGATAACTTCTTTTTCAGACAATTTTTTAGCTATAGGCACAAACAGTAAAGTATATATAGAAGTTGCTAGTAATCTAAACGACATTACACCAATACGTTCAACAACAAGTGCGGGTGATGTAACTTTCTCTGCTACTAACGGTTCTTCTACTATTACTGTTACGGACGCATCACATGGGGCAGCAACTGGGGATTTTGTAACTTTTTCAGATGCGGCTAGTTTAGGGGGTAATATTACCGCTGCTGTATTAAATCAAAACTATGAAATTACTAAGATTGACGCTACTACTTACTCTATATCAGCTAGAGATACTAGTGGAGATACAGTTCTTGCGACCAGTAGTGACAGTGGTAATGGCGGTGGAGCTACTGTAGGCGCTTATGAAATAACCGCAGGCAGTGGGTTTATTTCTTTTGGATATGGCTGGGATACATCTACTTGGGGTAGATCAACTTGGGGTTCTGGTTCTTTACAACCTATAATAAATCCTTTAACTGTTTGGTTTTTTGATAACTTTGATAATGATTTAATTATGAATGTTAACACTAATGGTAAAGGAGCTATTTATTATTGGGAAAGAGGTACAGCAACAGATCCTACAACTAATTTAAGGGCGCGGGCAGTTTTACTATCAAGTCGTTCAAATGCTTCTGATGTTCCTGATGAAGTGGGTCAGATCATGGTGTCTCAAGTAGATAGGCATCTTATTGCTTTTGGAGCGACACCTTTTGGTGGGGGAGACTTTGACCCTTTATTAATTCGTTTTGCTAATCAAGATGAGCCTGAGAATTTTACTCCATCTACTCTTAACAGTGCAGGGTTTATAAGAGTTAGTAGTGGTTCACAAATAATAACTGCGTTTAGAACAAGACAAGAGATATTAATTTTTACAGATATGTCACTTCATTCGATGCAGTTTCTTGGCACAACAGATGTTTTTGGTCTTCAAGAGTTAGAAACTAATATTTCTGTAGCCAGTTCTAGGTGCGTAGCGGGGGCTAGTAATATAGTGTTTTGGATGGGGACAGATAAATTTTATATGTATAACGGAAAAGTCGATACGCTGCCTTGTAGTTTAAGAGATCATGTATTTAATAACATAAATTTTAACACTCTTGCGTATGTATACGCAGGCACTGTAGAAGCGCATAACGAAGTGTGGTGGTTTTATCCTTCTGCTAATAGCACTAAAAATGATTCTTACGTAGTTTATAACTATCAAGATAATTTATGGTTTTATGGATCTTTGGACAGAAGTGCTTGGTTAGACGCTAACTTACGAAGTAATCCACAAGCTGTTGGAGAAAATACTTTGTTTAACCACGAAATAGGTAATGATGCAGATGGTTCAGCTATGACATCGTTTATAACTTCATCTGACTTTGATATTGGAGATGGAGATAAGTTTACTTTAGTTAATAGAATTATTCCCGATGTAAATTTTACAGGTTCTAATGCTAGTGAACCTACAGTTAAGATGACAGTGAAACCTAGAAATTTTCCGGGCAGCACGTATAGTGTAGAGAATGATAAAAATGTAATAGAAACTTCTGTAAATGTTTACACTGAACAAGTATTTTTAAGAGCAAGAGCAAGACAGATGGGGTTTAAAATTACATCTGACACTCTTGGCACAACATGGAAGTTAGGTTCACCAAGATTAGACGGTCGTCCTGATGGGAGAAGATAATGGCAATGAGGTCATTTCGTGCGCCTCCACTTCCTTTAGCGCCATTAAGTTATGATAGAGGTTACTTAAATCAATTAGTTAGAGTATTAAATTTATACTTTACTCACTTAGATTCACAAAACCCATTACATTTAGAGGGTTTGGTTTTAACAGATTTAACAGAAGCACCTGTAGGATTACCGCCTTTTAGTTTGTATAGAGATGGAAGAAGCGTTAAAATATTACTACCACAAGACACAGGCGTAGCTGGGCTTAGTGCAACAGCATCTTTAGGTAGTGTAACAGTTACTATTGGATAAGATATGAATAACATGCAACCGTTAGCTAAAGCAATACAATCTCAAGGACGTGGCAATGACTCTATGCTCGTTCATATGACTCCTTCTGAAGTAGGAGGATTGCAAACTTTAGCTCAAAAATATAATAGAAGTCTAAGTATTAATCCTTCAACAGGGCTTCCTGAAGCTGGGTTTCTTGAAGACATTCTTCCTACGTTAGCTGGTGCTGCTTTAGTTATAGGATCACAAGGAGCAATAAACCCTGTGATGGCAGGAGCTATTGTTGGAGGAGGAACTACAGTGGCTACTGGAGACATAAGTAAAGGTTTAACCGCAGGGCTTGGAGCATATGGTGGCGCAGGACTTGGGCAAGGATTAACTGCAGCAGGTGCTGCTGCTACACCCGGCGGAATAACACCGGGCACGGAGGCCGTAAAAGCAAAAACATTAGCAGATGGTACGATACAAGCTGCTGAAGCTGCAGTGCCTCCTAGTATTAATCCTGATGTTATAAGCCCTACCATTCAAACAACAGGGCAAAATTTTAGCCTAGCTGGAGAAGGTCTTACTAATTTAGGAACTCAAGGAGGGCGTGAGGCTTTTGTTCAAGGGTTATCACAAAACAAAGCAGGAGAACTTGTTGGTACAGGAGGAGATTTATTTAAGTATGGACTAACTTCTGTTACTCCTATGCTTGAACAAGAGCCTTATGAATATAAGAAAAAAACAGGACAAATAAAAAATTACGATTATGATCCCGGCACTCAGAACGTAGCCTACAGAACAGGCGTAAGAGATGAAGACACCGATGAGCTTCGTTATTTTAGACCACGGTTTTTTGCAATGGGTGGATTAGCTAATCTAAATAATAGAAGTGAGTATTTACGAGGAATGGGAGATGGTATGAGTGATACTATCCCTGCAAATATAAATAATGTACAAGAGGCTGCTCTGTCAGACGGAGAGTTTGTTATACCTGCAGATGTTGTTTCACATTTAGGGAATGGCTCTAGTAATGCAGGAGCAAAACGACTGTACGCTATGATGGATAATATTCGTAAAGAAAGAACAGGTAAAGAAAAACAAGCACCTGCTGTTAATGTAAATAAAATTATGCCAACTTAATGGATTCTGTTGAGGTTGTTCCACTTTCTTTAATTCATACTGTGTGGCCTGATGTAGAAAAGTTTTTAAAAGATGGATTATCGTTTTGTGAAGGTGATTATACTGTTGAGCAAGTTAAGGTATATATTACAAAAGGAGAATGGATGTTGATAGTTGCTGTTAGTGAAGATAAATTAATAAAAGGAGCAGCAGCAGTAAATATTTATAATCTACCTAATGATAGGGTAGCGTTTGTAATTACTATGGGCGGTAAAGGAATAGTTAATAAAGAAGTTTTTAATAAATTAAAAACTTTAGTAAAAAGTTTTGGAGCAACAAAAGTTCAAGGAGCCGTAAGAGAATCTATGGCAAGGTTTTGGACACAAATAGCTAATGCTAAAGAGCGTTATAAAATTGTTGAGGTAAAAATATGAGAAACGCATGGGATGAAATGTTACCCGAAAGGGCATTTGTAAAAAGAGCAGGGCCGGGCAATCGGCCTATGACTTTAGAAGGTGGGTCTGGTGGAGGGCAGCCTAGTCAAATAAGTCAAGTTACTATTCCAGAGTACGCTGAACCGTACATGACCGATATATTAGGAAAAGCAGCAGCACTTTCTGATGTAGAAAAATCTCCTTATCAAGTATATGGAGGAGAACGAATTGCTGGGCCAACTGTTGCACAACAAGAAGCTAGACTAGCCGCACAAAATATACAAATGCCCGGAGGCTTTGATGCAGGAGCAAGTCTTGCTCAAACTGCTGGACTACAAGCCTTAACAGGTTCTCAATATGATCCAACTTCAACTGCAGTTAGTGCGCCACAACTTACACAATATGGTATGCAAGGCGCACAGACCACTTATAATCCTGCTCTTGTAGCACCGGAATTTAGTAGTGAAGAAGTAATTAAATATGGTTCTCCGTTTATGCAAGAAGTTGTAGAACGTCAAAAGTTAGCTGCAATAGATGATGCTAAACGAACTCAACTTTCTACAAACCTAGCTTCTGCTAGACAAGGAACTTATGGAGGAGCAAGGCAGGCTCTACTTCAAGGAGAACGAGAAACTGCATTGGCTGGTCAGCTTGGAGACATTCAAGCACAAGGACTACAATCTGCTTATGAATCAGCACAAGCTCAGTTTGAAAGAGATCGTGCTGCTAAATTAGGAGTACAGGCTCTTGGTGCTGACATAGGATTAAAAACATCACTTGCAAATTTAGATGCTGAGCAACAAGCTAGAGTACAAAATCTTGCAGCATCTTTACAAACGCAAGGGTTAGGAGCAAATCAAGCTCTTCAAGCAGCTTTAGCTAATCAAGCTAATCAACAGTTTGGGTCTGAGTTAGGATTAAAAGGAACACAAGCAGCTACACAATCAGCCGGAGTGTTAGGAGATTTAGCTGGCCGTCAAGCTCAAGCACAATTAGCAAACATACAGTTTCAAAATCAAATGGCCGCGCAACGTCAAGCAGAGCAACAAGCTATGTTAGATATGGCGTATGGAGATTTTCAAGCACAACAAGCTGATCCTTATACACGTTTAGGATTTATGTCTGATCTTCTTAGAGGATCATCTAATCTTGCACAAACTGGAGGACGAGCTATCTATCAACAACCTGTTGCACCCGCTAGTCAAGTAGCCAGTTTAGGTTTGTCTGGACTAGCACTTAGTAAATTACTATCAGGAAGTTAATTATGGCACTCACAATATCTGATCCTAACATCGCAAAGCTCGATTCGTTAATTAAACAAGCTGTACCAAAAGGGTCAAAAGGAATAAAGTTTTTAGAAAATATGTTACGAGAGATAACTTTTAAACGTCCACAGGATGTAGGAAGTAAAAAGTATTTATTGTTAGCTGGAGAGTTACAAGCTAGAAAAAACACGGCAGAGAAAATGAAAGGTGCTGGCCCTAAGCCTCCTAGTGTAATTCAGTCTTTAACTGCGCCTGCTCCTCAAGATGGGTTAGGTTTAGATATGTCACAGCCTGCTGTCAGAAACTTAGCAGCACAAAATCAAATGGCTACTATTGGGGGCAAACCTCCTGCGGGTAAAGGTGGAGGTATAGTTGCATTTCAAAGTACAGGCTTTGTAAATTTACAAGAAATTCTTAAAGGTATTGATGATGAAGATGAAAGAGCCAGAGTAGAAACTTTGCTAAGAAGTGGACGAAATCCTTTTCCAGAAAAAATAAAAGGAGATAAATTAATTCCCGGACAACGATATTATAAACAAGTAGATAATCCTGATTATGCTTTAACACAAAGATTTTTAGATGAAAATCCTACAGGAATGGCGCCGGGCATAGGCTTTAATCGTGCTAAAGATACTGAGATAAAACAAAATTACTTAGCCAATCTTGAAAAGGCTATGGCAGGGGTAGATCCTTCACAAACTCCTGTAGCTCCTCCACAAATAAACCCAGTTACAGAAACAAAAACAACAACTTCCGACAGAGATGCTGCAAGATTTAGTTTAGCTAACGCTTTTAAAAGAGGGCAAGAACAAGCTAATTTACAAAAAGTTGAAACCTCTGATATAGGAGGTTTGCAACCATCTGTCGAAAGAAGAGGCGATGGAATTACTGTAGAAAATCTCTCTGCTTCTACTGATTTACCACCGAGTATGCCTATAAGCGATCCTTTAGATGCTGCAACATTACTTAAACAAAATAGAACTATGTTTGCGTCTGATTTTCCTGTTCAAGGAAAGGGGCTTATGGCTCAATTATCTCCTCAAGATCAAGCCATTCTTAAAGAACCAGATGTAAATGTTCTATACAAAAAACAAATAGCAAAAGATAAAGCACTGTACGGAGATGAAACTAAAAACCGTGTAGACCTTATTAATGAATCCATGAAAGGTTTAAAAGGCTTGAAGAAAAAATTAGGATATGAAGCTCTATTAGTGTTTGCAGGTGAGATGGGTTCTACACCGGGCAGTATTCTTGATGCCATATCCAAAGGAACTAAAGCAGCTACTCCAACTATTATAAAAGGATTAGAAAAAATTAAAGACAATACTGAGAAACTTAAATTTAAAGAAGCTGAACTTAAAGATTTACTTGTTAAAAGAGATAATACTATAACTAAAAGCGCACGAGATTCAATAGATAAGAAGGTAGAGAAAGCACAAGCAAACCGAACTAATACAATAAATACTAATAGGAAAGATTTAACTAAGCTATCTGCTACCATAACAAACGCTCAACTAACTACTCAGCAACGAAAAATAACAAATGAATTAAAAGCTAACGAGTTAAACATAACAAGAGCAAAATATAAAAATGATATAGAGTTCAAAGCCGCTAAAGCACAAGCTGAAATGATAAACGATGTTTTTAACAGTATAATTCAAGCTAAAGCTAAAGAACTAGGGGCGGCCTTAGACGAAGATGATTTTGAAACATATATGAAGCAAGCAAAAAGACTAGTATTTAATCGCACGGTTACGCCTCCTCAATAAAGGGATAAATATTTATGCCCAGTTATCGAGTTAACATACCAGACAAAGGATCATATAGAGTTGATTCTCTTACTCCATTAACAGAAGATGAAGTTATTGCTAGAGTATTAAATTCTTTTGAACCTGAACCAGAGCCTGAACCAGAACCAGAATTACCTGATCCTACTTTTGGAGGCGCTCTTAAAGAAACAGTTAAGGGTGTTGGTAGAGGATTTGTTGGATCTCTTGAAACAGCAGGAAAAGGTTTAGCTGCATTATTGCCAGAGTCTGCAGAGACTCCTGTAGTAAGTGGACTTGAGGCTGTTAGTGAAGCCTTGTCTCCTGAGCTTGCACCAGAATACAGAGATGCTGAAGGACTATATGGATTTCTTCCAAAGGTTGGAGAAGGTATTGGTAGCTTTACATCTTTCTTAGTGCCGGGTGGAGCCGCAGTCGGAGCAGCAAGATTAGCAGGAGCAGGCACAAGAGCCACAGGACAACTAGCTACAGGCGCTGCTACGACTTTTGGTGGAGCATTAGGTGCTGGTGAAGCCCGTGAAAGAGCGCAAGAAGCAGGTGCAACAGAAGGAGAAGTAGCTGCTGCTACAGGACTTGGTATTGTTCCCGGTTTAATAGATGCTGTTGTTCCTTCTTTTAGAGTGTTAAAACGTATAACAGGTAAAACTGATAGCGAGATAGCTGGTGAACTACGCACAAAACTTTCTCAACGATTATTAGATCCTGCGGGAGTAGGTGTTTTTGAAGCAGCTACAGAAGTAACACAAGGCATAATTCAAAATGCTATTGCACAAAAGGTTTACGATCCTGACCAACCTCTTATTGTTGGAGATCAAATAATTGACGAAGCAGGAGTTGGCTTTACAGTTGGTGCTTTAGCTGAAGCTATAACTACTTCTGCATTAGGCGGTAGGAAAACAAGGTTCGATCAAAAAACTGTGGCTGATGAAGAAGCACGACAAGCACAACTTGCTCAAGAAGAAGCTGCAGATGAAGCTGTTAAAAAAGAAATAGAAACAGATCTTCTTGGAGGATTGCCAAGAGATCCCTTTATTCGAGATGAAGAACAAGAGTTTGATCCTGTAACTGGAAAACGTTTAAAAAGTGATTTAGAAAAAGCAATAGAAATAGATACTGCAGAACAAGAAGCAGAGTTTACAAGGGTGTATCAAAGTTTGTCAGAAGATATTACTAATACACAAATACAAATAAATGAAGAAGCTACCAAAACTGATACAGACGTATCTCGGATCAGTGCATTAACTAATCAACTTGAAAGATTAGAAGCTAACAAAAATAAAGTTGTTGAAGAAGCAAAAAAGATTGCGCCTGATTTAAAGTTAACTCCACGTAAGACAATAAAAACTAGGGATCGTTCTGTAGTTGAGCAAGAAGAAATTCGTATTAAAAATGCTATGATAAATGCCAGTAATAAAGGCGAGTTTACTAAACTTCCAGATTTAAACAAACAGTTAGAGAAAGTGCAGCAAGAAACAGATCAAGGGGATTTGTTTGGAATAGAGAATAAAAAAAGAGTTGCGGAAGTAAACAAAATATATAGCCAAGATATAGGGACTGCTCTAAAAGCAATTACAGCATCTGCTCGACAAAGACCGCAAGAAGGTATTGATAAACGAGAAGCTAGAGAAAAAGCAAGACAAGATGCTTTGCTTAAAGATGAGAACATAGAAAAACTTACACAATATATTGATAAGTTAGAAACAACAGGAGTATTTCCTAGAGCAGATTTTGAAACTAGAAAAAAATTAGAAGCTCAATTGTATGAGGGTATTTTAACTCCTGTATCAGGAAAAGCTCTTGGTATAAAAGTTGATAAAGAAAGTCGTGCTTATGAGTATATTCCTCAAATTAACGAACGGTTAAAAGAATTAAATAAAAAACGCATAGGAGATGTGTTAAATGTTGTTTCTCCAAAAGTTACATTGTTTAATGAAAAAGGCCAACTAACGCGAAAAGGATTACAACTAGCTCAAGATGAAATGAAGTTTAATGTTTTAAACAAAGTTAAAACAGCAGCTATAAGTGATCTAAATAAAGAACCTACAGGTAGATATTCTGAATTTGCAGACGTAGCTTATCAAAGAAATTTTGAAAACGCGTTAGCAGCAGACGCTCAAGAAGTTATTGATAAATACGAAGTTGATGAGACTGGTGTTGCTGCTCAGAGATTTAAAGCTATAGCTGGGGAAGCTGTTGAAAGTGCAGCAACAAGACAAAGAGATCTTGAATTAATACAAAAAAGAAATGAACTTGAAGATCGTTTAGAAAAAGAAGATTTAAACGTAGATCAAAAAAATAATATTACGGCTCAAGTAAGACAAATAACTAAACAATTAAAAGGTAGAGATGTTCCTTTTAAAGATACAGAAAAAGTTGATGCTACAACGCCTGCATTTACAAACTTTAAAGACGCAGCTTTTAAGTTAGATCGTGGAAATTATTTAGGTGTTACTGACACACTTACTTTAAAAGAAAGAGATCGTAACGCAAAAGCTAAGAAAGATATAGAAAGATTAACAGATGATTCAAAGTATTTTGCAGATCAAATAAAAAAATCTGCAGCAAATCGTGAGCAACAAAGATTTTTAGAACAGAAAAAAATTGACGTAGATGCAGAAATAAAAAAATTAAAAGCTGGAATAAGTGAAAGAGATCCATCAAAAGCAAAGAGTTTAAAAGCTACGATTATTAAAGATGCTAATGAAGCAACATTAACTTATTTAGAAAATGCTGTTAAAGAAGTAAACGCTTATAGAAATGCTACAAAACAGCAGCCTCTTACTGAGTTAGAAGAAAATCAACTACGCATAAAATTAAAAGTTTCTTTTGATAATTTACTTAATAGAATTACTGATGTGCCTACAGGAGTAATGCCTACAGATAAAAAAGTCTACAGTCTTTTTAAAGAAATAGAAAATCTACGTCAAGATAATTTAAAAACAATAGAAGCTAGTAAAGGTATTAAGCCTGAGCCAGAGCTAGAAGTAAAGCTTCCACCTAAAGATGTTGCCCCAGTTAGAGAACGAAAAAAAGAAGATACTTTACGAGATAATCTTAATAACTTAAAAACAGAATTAAAAGATGTTAAAGAAGATATAAAAAACATTACAACAAGAGCTAACTCTGTTAGTGCAAAAGTAAACATTAAAGTAAAAAAACTAACAGACGAAAAATCTGCGATAGAAGAAAAATTAAAAACTGCAAAAACACAAAGTGATAAAACCAGATTAACTAAGAGATTAAACAACTTAAATAAACAAATAGAAACAACTCAAAAAGAAGTTTTAGTTCCTATAGATATAGAAACAGTTAAAACTAACATTAATAATTTAAAAGAGCGTTTAAAAATTCTTGAAGAAGCAAAAAAAGATTCTGCTATAGATTCTAAAAGATTACCAGACATAAGAAAAAATATAAAAGAGTTTAAAACTAACATTAAGTCTGAACAAACAAAACTTGAAAATTTAGAAAATAAACTTGAAGAAATTAAAGATCTTCCATCTGCAGATATTAGTCGAACAAAACCATTAAAAGAAAAACAAGAAAAATTAATTGATGAAATAAAAACATTAGAAAAGAAACTTGAACCTTTTAATAATCGGTTAGAAAAAGGATTAGAAAACCTTAGAAAAATAAATGAAGCTCAAAATAATTTAACAGCTTTAAATAGAGAAAATGTTGTAGAGCTTTCAGAGTCTTTTAACTCTTTAAAAAATGACCGTGCTGCTCCAAGAAATCCTGATGAAAAGATTGCTAAAAAAAATGACGCTATATTAAATAGAAGAGAAAAAATATTAATTAATCAATTAAAAAAATTACAAGCAAAAGGAGTTTTAAAAACATCAAAAGAAGTTTCAGGCGTAAGATTGCTTGAAGAGTTTGAAAACAAAAATACTATATTTGATTTTACTAATAAAGCAGCTATTGAAAAAGATGCAGCGCTTGCTAAAAAACAACTTAATGATTTAAAAACAGACATAAAAACTATAAAAACTGCTATTACACAAAAGCCAAAGGCTGAGTACAAAAAAGTACTAACTATTTTATTAAAAGAAATTCCAACAAAAATAAAAGCTGCTGAACAAACTCAAAAAACTCTTGAGTTTAGAAACAAACAAACTGAAACTCTACGAGACTTTGTACAAAAACAACTTAATAAAACACAAAGTGAACTTGCAAAACTGCCAAAGGTTGATATAGATGCAAAAGCTAAACAGCAAACAGGTTTAGATTTACCGGGAGTTAGAGTAGAAACTAGAGTTATAGACCCAGCGCAACCAATCGCAACCCCTTTAGAAGAAAAGATACAAAAACAAAAAATAACATCCATTCCTAGATATGAAAATATAATTGCTAAAAAAGAAGAAGAGTTAAGAGAAGGAGTTAAAAAAGGGAAAATAGCAGACACAACCGTTAAGATGTCTGAAAAAGATAAAGTAAGTTTAAAAGCCTCGATTAGTTCTTTTAAAGGTAAGTTACTAAAGGCACGAGCTATGGTAACTAATTACGAAATTGCTGTAAAAGACGTTGCAAAAAGTAGAAACAACGCACAAAGTTTTGGTAGTTTTGATGAAAGCATTTTAGAAAATCGTAAAGCTATTCTTACAGAGCTTGAGGATTCTTTAAAAGTTGCGGAATTATCAAAAAAAGCAAAAGAAAATATTAAAAAAGATATAGAAACAGAAAAACAAATTATTGATAATTTTGAAAAAATTCTAAAAGAAACTGGGGATACTAAAAAAATTCGTAGACGTACAATAACAGAGCTTTCAACAAGCCCAACGGACTTGTACAGTCAAGCTAAAGTTCATGCTACTAATGTAAGAACACTTACTGAAGACATACCTGTTGAAGATAAACAAACTTTATATAAAGAAGCTACACAAGAAGTTGTTGAGTTAGAAGACATTGTTGCAGATTCTAAAGCTGAAGTAATTAAATTAGAGAAAGCTGCTGATACAACTCCTCGTCAGTTATCAGATGCTCAAGCAAAATTAAAAAATGCACAAGATAATTACTTGGCTGCAAAAACACATCAAAATAATATAGGCTTTAACTTCGATAAATATGTAGAAGGACAGAAAAAAGCTAAAGAAAAAGAAGATGAATTATTAAAAGGCTATGATCCAAATTACAACAATGAGTATTACGAAGCTGATGATAACATTCCTTCTAAAATAAAAGATGCTGCTGCAGGAGATATTTTATATAGAATTGGGGCAGTCAACTTAGGAACAGTAAAATTTACTGAAGCCGCACCTCTTTTAAAAGACATGCAAGCTAAAACTAAAAAGATGGGCATTAAACTTATTACTTATGAAGATGTAACTCAACTACCAAACGAGATACTTGACAACTTAGCATTTCAAAACATGAGCGCCCATGCTAATAGAGTAAAAGGTGGAGTGATGCCTGACGGCACAGTGTTTGTAATTACTAGTCATCACGAAAGTATAGAAGACTTAGAGATTACACTAGCCCATGAGTTAATAGGACACTACACGTTTGAAGGAATGCTTGGTAAAGATGGCATGGATAAGTTACTTAAACGTGTTGAAAAATCTTACCCTGCTACAAAAGATAATCCTGCTGTATTTGAATTAGCTAAAGAACTTGGGGTAGAGAAAGAAGCACAACAAGCATTCTTAGAAAGCCTTAGTTCTACACAACGTGGCCTAGAAGAAGGTACATTATCTAGTAAAGAAGTTGTACGACTAGCACAACTGAAAGCTCTTCGTGAAGTCATTGCTTATACTGCACAAAAACTAGATAAACCTGTTACAAAAACATTTGCTAGTAAAGTTAAAAAGTTTTTACAAGATATGGTCTACATGTTTAGAAATACTTTAGTAAAAAACTTTGGTTTTATTTCACTACCAAAAATATCTACAGATGAATTATTTTTCTTAATGCGTCAAGCTGAGAAAAACTTTAAACAAGGTAAAGCATACACCTACCGCAATGAAGACGGCACGATTTCCTTATCTACCGCAGCGACTGTGCCAGAATTTACTACGCCAAACATTAATGTTATGGAAGTAATAGATAAGATAATTGAAAAGCCTACATCACAATATGAAAAATTAACTGCAAACTGGGAGGGTCTTAATTTTAGAACGCAGTTTATTGATAGAGCTGATATCTTAGAAAGAATTAAAATAACCGGACAAACATTAAAAGATAAATTTGGCAATCCATTATTAGATGCAATAGAAGCTACTAATTTAACTTATTTTATAAGAAAGTATGACCAACGCCAAAGTCTAGTTGCTGAAGCTGCTACCACTGGGGTAGCACAAGTTATAAAAGACCCTAAAACTGGGGAAGTTAGCATTGGTAGAGACATAAAAAAAGAAACATCTTCTATAAAAAAAGTTGCAGAAGCTCTTGGTAGAGCAAAGTTTAAAGATGCTAATGCAACGAAAGCATTTACTGGGTACATGTTAATAGAAAGAGCTGAGTCTATTCCTGATGGAGTAAGAAAGCTAGGCTTAGATAAAATTTCTAAAGCACAAAGAGATGCTGTACAACAGGCTGGCCGTAACAACAAAGCATTTCAAGAAGCTAGAAAATATTATAACGAATACAACAATGACTTAATTAATTTGCTTGCAGATACAGGGTATATTGATGCAAATAAAGCAAA